AAAAGTGGTCGTGTTGAAGGTCTTGTTCGTGAAATGGATCAAGAGGCTCGTAACGAGAACCCTTCTCAAAACTTCAAAGGTGTGGCTATACCTCACTCTGCTTTGGAATCTCGTGCAAACACAGCTTTAACTTCTAACTCTCAACCAGTAGAGGTTAAGTCTTTCGTAGATGATATGTTTGCTGCTTCTGTATTAGTTGGAAATGGTGCTACAATGTACACAGGTGTTTCTGCTTCTCAAAAAATTCCAATCGTAGCAGGAATTACTGCAGGTTTTATTCCTGAAAATGGTTCTTCAGCACAAGCTGCTGCAGGTACTATTGGTGGTGGTCAGTTGAACCCTCACACTATTGTTGCTGCAACTAATGTTTCTAACGCTGCTTTAGCTCAAAACGCTTCTATCGAGGCTGCTTTCAGAAGAAACTTTGCAACAGCTATTATGGCTCAATTTGAAAAGAACTTGTTAGTAAGTGGAGATGCTTCTCAAGGTCCTGAGTCAATATTTGCAGATGGTGTTGCTTACACTTCAGGTACTCAAGCTTGGACAAGCTCTACAGCTTTAGCAACTGTTCAGTCTATGTTTAGCAAAATGATTTCTCAGTCAAACGATGTAAACAAGCCTTCAGTTAAATTATTATTGAATGGTGATGCTTACGCTGACTTAGCTGCTCAAATCGCTGCTAAAGATGGTTCTGCTTTCAATGCTGCTTCTATGAACTTAGTTGATAGAACTGTTCTTAACATTCCTTACGCTATTTCAGACAATGTAGGTTCTGATAGTAACTCTGCTGCAAGAGCAAGAGCTTTAATGTTGGATATGGAGAAAGTTCACTTAGCTATGTTCGGTGGTCTTGACATCTTAGTAGACCCTTACTCTCAGTCTTTAAGTGGTGGTACTTCACTTGTACTTTCTACTTTACTTGATGGATTGATTGCTCAGTCTGCAGGAAAAGAAGCTGCTGTTAAATGTGTAGCTCCAGCATAGTAGATTAAATTAATTAGAAAGGCGAAAGGGTTAATCCCCTTTCCCTTTTCTTTATAAAAAACCAAAATGGCTATATCGTACTTAGATAATATATTTAACAAAGGTAACTACGAGTATCTAAACCCAAGTCAAAATAGATATGGGAATTTAGAATTAGTAGAAGTTGAAGATGCTCAAGTTGTTTCAACTGCTGAGTTAAAAGCTCAACTTAGAATTGATACTTCTGATGAGGACACTTTGTTAGCTACATATATAAGTGCTGCGACTCAAATGGCTGAACACTATTGTAACAGACATTTTATTACAGCTAAGTACAAACTTTGGTTTAATGAATTACCTAGCACATTTAGTTTATACTATCCTGATTGTAAATTTAATTTTTCAGCAGGAAATGATAACGCTAAAGATGGCTTACACTATTTAGCTGCTGTAGGTGATACTTACACTTTGTTTGCCAATACGAATTGGTACTCAAATCAAAATACTAACCCTTGTCAGGTAAAAATGACTAACACACCTTCTAATGCGATAAGTACATCAGATTTAGATGGAACAACTGACGGAATATATTATTTCCAATTCCAAACTGGTATTGGCGATGCAGCAAGTGATATTCCTGATGCTATTAAACAAGCGATTAAATTAATTGCAAGTGATATGTATTATTTCAGAGAGGATCGCAAGAGAGCGTTTCCAATGGCTTCTGAGATATTACTACAACCTTATAAATGCTATTTATAGTATATGGCTTTTATTTCTAAAATAAAGGCAGGTGATTTTAACCAACGAATTAAGTTAAAGTCAATATCTTCAACTCAAGATGGTTTTGGAGGGATTTCAAGCAGTTATTCTGTTCAGGCTACAGTTTGGGCAAATAAGAATGTTAAGACCCTTAGAGACATCGAAGAGAAGTTTGAAGGAAAAGAATTACAATCTTATGGTCGGTTTGTTTATACCATAAGATACTCAAGTGAGACAAAAGGCATAAAAGCTAATTGGATTATTGAGGAAGTACAATCTAGCGATATATACGAGATATTAGGTTTCGTTATAGACCCTAGAAAAGAGTTCATTGAAGTTTTTGTAAAGCAAGATTTACCAACAGCTTCACCAATATAGTTATGGCTAAAGCAAAGGATAAAAAGAACGAGATAAGAATCGAGGTTCGTAATATTCAAGATGTTCAACGTAGGTTGAAAAGACTTGGTAAGACGGCTAGAGAGTCTCGTACAGCCATAAATAAAGCGTTGAGACCTGCTGCTAATATGTTAGCTAGAGGTATTCAAAAGGCTTATAAAGATGAGTTTAAATACGAAACAAGAGTAGGTGATAAAGTTTTTAAACGAAAAAGAAAAGCAGGTAGAACACCAACTTGGAAAACGATTGGTATAATTACTGCTAGAAAATCAAGACAACCAGGCTTGTTTGTTGGTCCTATAAAGCGTAAAACTTCTCCTATAACAGTAAAAGGAAAGGATAGTTACAATTTAGCTGCGATGCAAATTAAAGGTAATAGCATACCACAAAAGCCTAGACCAAATGTATTTGAGGCTACAGCTAAAAAAATGGATTCAAAAATCTATTTACAAGCTGAAAGCGACTTAGATAAGTTGGTAGAAAAAATGATTAGACAAGCAGGTTTAAGATAAGATATGTTTGCAGTAATAGGAAAAGAAATAGTAACAAGATTACAAGCAACGGCTGCTTTTACAGCAGCAAATGGTAGTAACAAGGTTTTTCCAGTTATTATACCACAAGGTGTATCTTACCCTTGCTCTACATTTGAAATAACTAATGTATCGAACTTTTTATCTAAAGGTAGTTCGCTTAACTCGTGTGATGTATCAATTCGAATCGCTTGTTTTGCAGACACCTATAATACAACATATAATCAAGCCAAGGCAGCTGTAGAAGCCTTAGACTTGTTCGTAGTAACTTATACTGAAGATGGTGTAAGCTACACAGCGAAATTCAGATTTCTTGATTTAGACGATGACTATTTCAAGACTCCTGAGAAATTCTACAAAAACGTAAATTTTAACTGTCTAATAATTAAAAATTAAAATAAAATGGCAATTCAAAACGCAACAAATGTAGCAATTAGAGTAGGTGGTACAGGCTCAGGTCAACCTGCAGCAGGTGATACTATTGGTTTCGCTACTTCAGCTTCTTTAAGTGTAAGTATGGATCTTCGTGATTCTACAACAAAATCAAGCCTAGGTTGGCAAGATAATTTAGGTGGTCTTAAATCTTGGGAAATTAGTGGAGACGCTTTCGTTGATTTAAGTGCAGACACTAATACTGCTTCTAATGACCCTTTCTTATCTGATTCTACAACAAATAAAACTGTAAAACTTACTCAATCATTATATGATACTTGGGCAGCAGGTGTAGCAGTAAAAGTAGCTTTCGGTAACAGCACTAAAAGTTGGTATGGTCAAGGAATCATAACATCTTTATCTATTGATGCAGGTGTTGAAGAAAACGCAACTTACTCTATCACTATTCAAGGTACAGGAGCATTAACTGAAGCATAGTATTAACTTTTAAATCCATTAATTATGGCAATTCAAAACGCATCGGATTTATTAGTTTATATCAAGACAGGTGTAGCAATTAAACAAATTACTAGGATTAAAGCCTTAACAACTGCTCCTTTTTCTGTTTTTGAAACAGGTAAAAAAGGTGTAAAAATTAGTAATATCACTAAAGCAGATGGCACTGTTATAGATGATGCTGCAAAAAATATTACTTTAAATACAGGAAGTAGTTTAATTGCTGGTGTTAGTCAAGAGCTTGTTGCAGCTTATAATTATACTGATATGTCAGGATCAGACCAAACTGATGGCGATTATACTTACAGAGATTTTAGAAATGGAGGTACAGGTTTAGTCCCTACATTAGAAATATTAAGTGGCTCAGGTACATTAAAAGAAAATGGAGTTATTATAGAAATAATTTCACCTGGTTCGTCTGATATACTTGACCCTGTGGCATTTAGCACATCAGCTTCGTTTAGTACTAATACAGATTTAATAGATGTTACTACAAAAGATTCTGAGGGGTGTTCAGAATCAGTAAGTGGTTTAAAGTCTTTTGAGTTATCGACTGAATTATTGCAAAACCTTAATCCTGACCATCCAATAGATGGAACTGATTTTTTTACTATACTAGAAAAAAGAAGAACATACAATGTATCTTTTTCTGATAGAATTAGAAATATATTAACTAATAACACAGTTGCTGCTGGTCAAGATGGGTTTGTTCTTAGTTCAGTTACTGAACAAACAGGTGTAGGCGATCCCTTTGGAGGTGGTACTGCATCTTTTATTACAGCAACAACTACATCTAATTCTAGGTTGCAATGTAATCTTTCAGCTAGTAGATTAGAGGATAAAAAACTTACTTGGTCTTTTTATGTAAAAGCAGGTGCAACAAGTACTGCAACAATCCAAATAACTAATGTAGATAGAGAGAGTTATACTCCTAGAATAATAAGTGGAACTGGAAGTTTACAAACTTTAGGCTCAGAATATTACAAAATAGTAGGATTAAGTAGTTCATATACAAGAATAGCATTAGAATTTAAAAATACTATTGATGTTGATTCAGGTCAAAATGCAGTTGAGTTTAGAATTTATCCAGGTGTATATAATTCTCAAACAACATCAAATAGTATATATACATCATCTTGGCAATTTGAACAAAATCAAAGTGTAACAGATTATCAAGACCCTACAAAAGTAAGTCGTTGGCAAGGAGATGCTTTTGTAACATCTATTGATTTTGATGCAGGAGTTGAGGATAATTTTACTTGTTCGGCTACATTTACAGGTACAGCAACTAACACTTATAACACTTAAAAGTATAGTTCATAAATCAATTAAATTAAAAAAGGTAACAAAAAATGAAAAAGGTAGAAATAGGTGGTCAAGAGAGACCAATTAGATTTAGTTATTTAGCTTTAAAAGACATTTGTAATAAGTGTGGTTTAAAGTTAAGCGAAATGAATCAATTAGGATCGGAGGTAGACCACATTGGGATTATCACTTATTATGGATTAAAGTATGGTGCTAAGAAAATAGGAGAGCCATTTAAGCACAAGATAAGTGATATTGAGAACTGGTTAGACAATGAAGATTTCTCTAAGATAAATGAAATCTTTGAAGCTTTCCAACTAGACCAACCTCAAGATGAGGGAAAGTAGTTGAGGGAGAGGAAGTCGATAAAGAATCGGGTGAAATCAATTGGGATAAACTCGAACAAATAGCTTTAGGTAGGATGGGGATGAGTTATGATGAACTTTATAACTCTACCCCACGAAACTTCAACAACAAGTTAATTGGTTTTAACACTTATCAAGAGCAATTAATGCAAGATAATTGGGAGAGAACTAGAGTTATAATTCATTCTACATTATCACCACACAGTAAGAAGAGGTTAAAACCAAAAGATATACTACCTTTCCCTTGGGACAACAAATATAAAGTGAAAAAACAAATCGCTACTAAAGAGCAAATCCAAGAGGCTCTAAAAAGATACGAAAAAATAGAAGCTAAAAAAATCTAGTTATAAAATGGGTGGAGTTAAAACTATATCGATAATTGTAGCTGCTAATATCAAAGGCTTAGAGGCAAGTCTTGGTAAAGCAAATAAATCAATAGCAGGTTTTGCTTCTAACGCAGCTCGTATTGGTTCGACACTTACTTTTGGTGTTACAGCACCTTTAGTTGCTATGGGTAAACAAGCCTTTGATACATTCTCTCAGTTTGAGAATGGTATGATGAAGGTAAACACAGTAACAGGTGCTACTGCCGAAGAGTTTAAAATGCTTACGGGAGAAGCTAAACGATTAGGTGCAACTACTCAGTTTACGGCATCTCAAGTAGCCGAATTACAATTAATATTAGGTCGTAAAGGTTTTGACCCTGAAGCTATAAAGGGGATGCAACAATCTATATTAGACCTTGCTTTAGCTACTGGAGAAGATTTGTCTTTAGCAGCAGAAGTTGTATCTAAATCTATAAATGCTTTTGGACTCGAAACAGAGCAATCAGCAAGAGTAGCTAATACTTTAGCAAGTGCAGCAGCCAATTCATCAGTAGAACTTAGTACATTCGCAACAGCCTTCGGTCACGCAGGTGCTTCTGCAAAAGCAGTTGGTGTTGATATAGAAGAATTGTCTGCTATGATGGGTGTCTTAATGGATAATGGTATTAAGGCATCTAAAGCAGGTACAGGGCTTCGTAAAGTATTTATGAAGTTAAACGAAGAGGGTATTCCTTTTGGCTCTACACTAGAACATTTGTCTAGTGGCACAATGAGTCTTAGTGAAGCTCAAGATTTAGTTGGAACGACAGCAGCAAACCAATTACTTATACTATCTGAGAACAGAGATAAGTTAGCCGAATTAACCGATGAGTATGATAACAATACAACTAGGTTAAATGAAATGGCAGATGCGATGAGTAAAACTACTGTCGCAAAAGTAAAGAAAATGCAATCGGCAATAGAAGGTCTAAACTTAGAATTAGGTGCTTTACTTGCTGATAGAATTATGCCACTTATAAACTTTTTAACTAACCTAGCAAATAGGTTTAGTGGCTTAGATGATACAACACAAAACCTTATAATAACGATAGGAACTATTGCAGCAGCTATAGGACCACTAGCTTTAATAATAGGTGGTTTAGGTGGAGCATTAGTAGCAGGATTAGTTGCAATGGGTAATTTTGTAGTAGCCGCAGCCCCAGTAGTTCTTATTGTTGGGGCTATAGTTATTATAGTAGACAAGCTAATACAAGTCTTAGGTATTTTAGGTCAAGCTGTTATAGATAATGGTAAGGCACTAAAAGAGAGATTTCAAAATATAGCAAATTCTATAGGTAACTATTTTATTGATATGTTCAATAAGACTGTTACTAGATTAAGAGATGCAGCTTCCAAGTTTGGTATAACAATATTTGAAAATTTCACACCAAAAGAGGAATTAACTATTATACCTGATGATGAATTGACTAAATTTGGTAAGTTCTCAGATAGTGCTTCAAAGTTTATGGACACATACAAGAACTTTAAAAGCAGTATTGGTGAAGGTATAATGGGTGTATTTGATTTTAGTGTTCCAGGTGGTGATGAAACAACACCTACAAAAGAACCTAAAACACGATCCCTTCAAGAAGCTTACGATGCTATCTTTGGAGCAGGTGCTTATGCAGCATATCAAGAAGATATGAGATTAAAACAAGAGCAACTAGCATCAGCACAAAGATGGGCTAATTCACTTAATAGTTTAGCTTTAAGTTTATCAGAAAACTTTGCTCAATCATTTGCTGATGTTATTGTAAGTGGAGGAAACTTCTTACAAGGTTTAGGTCAAATATTTAAAGATTTAGCAAAACAAATTGCTTCGATGATAATTAAAGCACTTGTTCTAAGTGCGATACTTTCTTTTACTGGACTTGGTGGAACTGCAGCAGCACAAAAAAAGTTTGGAGCAAATCAAGGATTTAAAGATATATTAGGTGGTATGTTCGCAGGAGGATTTGCAGATGGAGGTCAACCACCTTTAGGTAAAGTCAGTCTCATCGGGGAAAGAGGACCAGAATTATTTGTTCCGAATCAATCAGGAACAATAGTCCCTAACCACGCTTTAGGTGGTGGTATGGCTATACCTGATGTAAGAATATCGGGTGATGATTTATTGATTGTATTCGATAGAGCTAATAGAAGAAAAAGTAGAAGATAAATTATGGCTTTAAGATTTGGTAAATACCGATACACTAACATTTTAGGTGAAAAAGGTTCAAATTGGAACATTGAGATTTGGAAGAAAGATTATGCTGACATTAACACTACAGGAGGTACACAACTTTATCCACCAGTAACAAGTGCAAGAGAATTTTCAAGTGTATCAGCTTTTAATAGTTATTGGAACAATGCAACAGATTGGTCTTGGACTTCTAGTAATGGAGGTGCTGCTAGACACGTTGCAGGTTCAGGAGATGCTTTAATTTACGATTTTGATACTAGCTTACTTGATAGTGGTGTTGCTTATGAAATAACAATAGAATTAGCACTTTCTAGTGGTGAAGCAAGTATATCAGGTAGTTTAAATGTTAAATTAGGAACAGCAACTTCAACAAACTTTAGTACAGTTGGTGTACATACAGCTATTGTAACAGCTAATGGTGGTCAATTATCTATAGACCCTACTAGCAACTTTATAGGTGATGTAAAAGAAATATCAGTTAAAAAATACTTTGCTCCTGCACTTGAATTTAAAACTGGAGGCGAGGGATTTGAAATAACTTGGAATGGTCGTGGAGGAACAAGAGATAGGGAATTTTTAGGGTCAGAATGTGAACTTAGTTATATAGTTGAAAATGATACCGATGAAAACTTTTTGTATGATTCATTTTCTTTAGGGTATAAAGAATACTACATAAGAATTTATAAAGGTGCTGTACAAGATAGTAATTTATGGTGGTTTGGTTGGATTCAACCTGCCTTTGATGCTATAGAAAACGCACCTTATCCTTATGAATTTAATTTAACGGCAACAGATTCTTATGGTTTTTGGGGTAAAGAAAAAGATGAGTATTTTAGTGGTGAAGCTGAAAAAAATGCACCTCATAATATAAGAGACATATTACTTACAATAGGTACTGATATGTCTATAAAATCTACAATAAACACAACGAATCCTGCCTATGGTAATAACGCACCAATACCTGTAGATTTTAATTGGTTAAGAACAAGTATGGATTGGTGGTCATCACCACATACTTACAATTCGGCTGACCCTGCTGTATTATATTTTGCTTCTAAAGGTTTTGTTAGTAACCCTACAACTTATGATGAAGATGGTAATATTGAAGAGGATAAAGACCCTTACAAATATAAGCCTTCTGATGTGTTTGATGGTGTTCTAAAAAGTTTTAATACTGTTGGTTTTTTAGCAGAAGGTCGTTATAACTTTATTCAACCAAATAATTTAGCAGGTAATACTAGTGGTAATCTATCAGTTTACGAATATAATTCTAGTACAGAATCTGACCCTTCTAATCCATTAACTTTAAACACACTACTTACTATAGACCAATCTAGTAATGTGATTTTACGAGGCTCTACAATTACCTATGAGCCAAGTTTTGAAAGAGTTATTGTTAATCACAAAGGAGGTTTTAGTAATTTTGATGTAGGTTCAGGTCAAGATTTAACAACATCTTTTTTAGCAGGGTCTTTACAGTCAGGTCTATCGGGTCAGTTACAATTAAGTTTCTTTGCCAAACATTACGAGAGAATAAATACATCTGATTTCAGTTTAAATACAGGTTATGATGTAGTACAAACAAGTTTCAAAACAACAGCTACATTAACTATTCGTATTACTGACGGACCTAATACAAGATATTTAGTTCAGACTTCTCAAAGTAACACTCTACAATGGCAAACTTCTTCGGGGTCTATTACTATAAAAAGAGGTTATTCTGTAGAACAAACAGACCCAGTAAATAATGAAAGTCAAATGTGTGTTGGTTTAGTTAGCAATCCAATACCTAACAATCCAATAGGTAATTCTTATGGTCCTATGGATGTTGCAACATTTAGTACTTATCAAAAATTTTATTCAGATTTAATCTTTGAGGCTTTTGTAGATTATCCCGATATATCAGGTGATGTTTATATTCAACTTACGGCTGATAACGATTATTACCAAGCTAATTCTACTGCTGTAGGAACATATCCAAACATAAATTATGATTGGGACTTTTTAAATGTTAATGATCCTACTCCTGCTCAAGAGTCAACAACTTGTGAAAACATTACATTAATACCTGTTGAATTTAATGAGGATAATGATGTAACAAATGGTATTATATATACTGCATCACAAACAAATAATACAGCTATTGAGCAATTTGATTTAGGTGATGTTAATTTAGGTCAAAGTTCAGTTAATAATTTATATTCTTTTCAATATAATTCAGGTTCAATATATGAAGTAGTACCTGGTTTTAGGAGAAGTAATAGTGGTAGTTATATAAACGCATCACAACTATTAGCAAATGAGTTTTTACAACTACAAGTAGAACCTTTAGAAATATTACAAGCTGATATACAAAGTGCTAATATATCCCCTTTAAAATTAGTTAAGTATTCTATTAATAATGATAGTTCCTATAAATATTATTCATTTTTAGGAGGTACATTTAAAGCTCAATCAGAAATTCTTACAGGTGAATGGTATAAAGTAAACTCTATTACTACAAATATCATTGAAGAAAACACACCTAATGGTCCTACTCCACAACCACCTATTGGTGGTATAGAACAAATAGTCAATCAACAAAATTTAGTTGGTCGACAAATGATTGACAATAATAGTTATGGTGAAATTGCTTCTGCTATAAATAATGGAACAACAGATACAAAGGTTACACTAAGTGGAAATACTAAGGGTAAAATATATAGTGGTCAGAAATTAGTATTAACCTATCCTGATGGCTCTAATCCAACTACTTTAACGGCGTCAGGAGATTCAACTACAAGTGATACAGTGATAAGTTTAGCATCATTTACAACTAAAATTACTTATCCTCAAGGCTCAATACTAAGTCCATTAACTTACGACCTAACCAATGTAATCACACCAGGAGGCTCACCAGGAGGCTCAAACACACAGGTACAATATAATAACAATAACTCTTTTGCTGGTACTGATTTAATAACTATCGGAACTGATAAAGTTACATTTACAGGAAATGTTGAAATATTAGGCTCAAATGAAAAAATAACTTTAAATAGTGGAGGTGATATTGTTATCGATGATGATGTGAATGGAGGCTCAGGTAGTGGGGGATTATTGTACAGAGATTCAGGAGGAGGCTTAAAATTTGCTTTTGTAGTTCATCCATCTAATAAAGTAACAATTTGTAATAGAGCTGCAAATGGTGAAGTTCAAATTAGAGCAAACACATCCACAGCAGGAGCATCAGGTGAGTTAACTATAGCTACATTTAAAGACACATCTGTTGATTTCTTAAACGCTGCTGAGTTAAGAGGTAGTAACATAGGTAACATATTTGATACAGAGGCTTACTTAACTGCTGTTGATTTTTGTATGACTACAAACGAAACTTATCCAGGTTACACACAAACAAATGGAGGTAGCTCAGAGGTAGGTGAAGCAAGTGAATCGATGTACGCAACTTTTCAAGTGCCTTTAGGTTATAAAGCTACACACGTTAAAGTTAATGGTAGTAATAGTTCATCTACTTTTAATGTTTTTGCTTGTCTTGTAAGTGATACTAGTGCTACACAGCTAACAAGTAATCCATCAGTAAACTCAAATCAAGCTTTATCATCAGCACAATCAGGTTTAGCAGGTAAATATCTAAGCATAAAATTTACTCCAGGAGCTACAGGAAGAAAAGTTTACGGAGCAAAAATAACATTACAAAGAGCATAAAAAGGGAGGTTGATTGTAGTGTATCTTTTCGCTACCTTTTCGATAGACTACTTTCACTCCCTTTAAATTAAATTAACAAAATAAAGTAATGCAAG